GAGTTGAGCTATGTCAAAGGAGTAACTTCTGCAATTCAAACTCAGATAAACGGCAAGCAAGCAACTATCACTCCTGCGGCACTAACTAAGGTTGATGATACCAATGTGACACTGACACTTGGCGGAAGTCCTACAACTTCGCTTCTTGCGGCAACATCCTTGACTCTTGGATGGAGCGGTACATTGGCAGATAGTCGCATCGCATCAGCTACAACATGGAATGCTAAGCAGAATGCAATCACGCTAACAACAACGGGTTCAAGTGGTGCAGCGACATTGACGGGTGCGACATTGAACATTCCAATTTATGGTGGTGGGTCAAGTTCAAATTATAGGTCGGGTGTTGATTCAGCAAGTTTTTCGAGTGCTGCAAATACAGCCGTTTACACTCAGTTGATTCCTGCAAATACTTACGTTGTGGGTGATGTGTTAAGGGTGATATATCGTACTAGAAAAACGGGTGGTGCTGGTCAACAAACATTGAGAATATATGTTAATGCAACGGCTGATTTAAGTGGCACACCAATACTACTTGGATTTTATGCTCCAGCAGGTATAACAAATGTTTATTTGCAAATGCAACGACATGTTGCGGTTAAAAGCGCAACAATTTTAACAGAGGTTCTTAGAACAAGCGCGAATTTATCGAGTGACTTTGGAGTTGATAATTTTGCTGCTTCAAATTTATTGATTGATTGGACTGCAAATAAGTACTTTGTTTTTGCCATTCAAAATACTTCGGCATTGGATGTTAATTTTGGCTCATTATACTCAATAGAAAAAATATGATAGAAATAACTCTCGAAGGTGGCTATGTAACCTTTACAACATCGGTACTTGGTGCTATTGCATCCAATTTGGAACTATGCGAAGTGGTTGATGACAACTCCTTGCACTTAGGCACTAATGTGGGCACGTTCCTAATCAACATCGAGCAGTTCACAATTAATGCAATTAAATTCTCGACCTCAGCTGAGGCGGTTAAATACATACTAAACAACTAAAATCATGGCAGGAGTAAAAATTACCGACTTAGCAACAATCACCTCAGCGGCAACTGCTGACTTGCTCTACATTGTAGATGTAAGCAACACAACCCAATCCCCACAAGGAACATCAAGTCAGATTGAGGTGGGCAATATGTTTAGCAGTGGTACTTATACACCGACAATAAGTGGAGAGGTTAACGGGATTGTGGTGACACCGAACTCAGCATCATTCATAAAGGTGGGTGGTATTGTAAATGTATCAACTCAGATAGGTATTCAAATGGATACTGGAGAAACAACTGGCACATTTGAATTGTCGATTCCAGTGTCATCTGATTTTGCAAGTCAAAAAAACTTATTTGGATTGATGCAATGGTCTAATGGAAGTGGTTTACAAGCAGAGATTGTTACTTTAGATATTAGTGCAGAAACAACCAACAACACATGCATTGTAGTTATTGAAACTTTAACGGCTACAGCATTAATGAACTACTGCACACTAACATTCCAATATGAAGTGATATAATGAATATAAGTAAGACTGGTATTCAATTAGTCAAGGACTTTGAAGGTCTTAGACTCAATGCCTATAAGTGTTCGGCTGGTGTACCTACTATTGGTTATGGTTCTACGTTCTACCCTGACAAATCCAATGTCAAGATGGGTGATGTGCTACGTGATAAGGATGAAGCAGAGGTATTATTGATTAATACCTTAGTTGACTTTGATATTTACGTAAGTAAGTACACAAGGTCGGTCAATTTGACTCAATACCAGTTTGATGCATTGGTATCATTTGCCTTTAATTGTGGATTAGGTAACTTATCCAAGTCTACACTGCTCAAAAAGGTACTTATTAACCCTAATGATAAAGATATTGCCTTAGAGTTCGCTAAATGGAATAGAGGCGGTGGTAAGGTGTTGAAAGGTTTGGTCAATAGAAGGCAAAAAGAAGCAGAACTATATTTTAAGGTGGTCGTATAGTAGTTCATGGCTATCGACCCTAAGAAATTCAAACAAATAGCTGACTTACTTATGGTGTACTGGCATTTGACTATAGGTTCACTCATATCTGTATTAGGCTTTTGGCTATTTTTCACTAAGAAGATAGATAAGGAGTCATTTGCATACATCATTGGTGCGGTTGTTACCTTGAAGTGGGTGTGGAAGCCTACTGAGAAAGGGGGTACTAATGTATAAGATGGTAAAAGACACTATTTATACTCACACATTTGACAATGTTTGTGTTATTGGTGCATCTTGTAAGGTTCACAACCATACATATAAAGAAATTGTAGGTACACCTGAGCCGTTAACCTTTGTAAATCATTACATGGGTGACACATCAATGTACATTTATCAAAATCAATGGGGTGAATTACTATATCTTGATAAAGAAATTAGTAAATTTGAGCCAAATGAAAAGGTAGAAGTTGAAACAATAGCCATACAACCATTTAGAGCATCGGATACTATACAGCCATGTGATGCAAAGTGGTTAATTAAGGGTAATAAGTTTGAATTAAAACCTTATTCTATACAAAAATGTAATAATAAGATGGTTCAAAACTACTTATATAGTGATTTGTCTAACTCAATTGTAATGATGTTGATGTTGTTAGCTACTTCTATATGGCTATATCGGTCTACATTTTATTGGTTAGATATGATTCGTAAAATTAACAAGATAGTTAAGAGTTAGATATGTCTACTCAATACATCTTAGCTAATTCGATTGACTTGTTGTATGTAGTTGCTGACTATGAAGGTAACATAGTAAGGTCAAATGATTTATTCAAAGAGTATTCATCTCACATCAAACCTAAGAAGGTTAGTGATATAATTTCAGACGATACTGAACTTGACGATTATGTTATTTCGGTAAAGAAAGCAATTGAGTTAAGTCCTAACCCAGTTCGTATCTATGCAAGAACAAAGCAGAAAAATAGTGGGTTAAGGTGGAACTTGTGGAACTGCTACGCTATACTTGGGTCACTTCATTTTGTTGGATTCCAAATTACTGATGTGACATCTATTACCAGTCACGAACACGAAAAACAAAAGGTGTTACTTGAAGAGTTCAGGTTTATGTTATCTCACGAACTTAGGCAACCATTGACATCAGTTGCTGGTGTGGTTAAGTTGTTACTTGATAAGGGTAATAATGTAGGTGAGGATGAACAGATTGAACTACTCAAGATGGTGGATGAATCAATGAAGAGACTTGATGAATCAATTCACCTATTGGTAAAGAAAGCAACACGGCAGTTATGAAACAATGCACCCTACCAATGGATGAAGAAGAGGCAGATGAAAGACTCTTAATTGTGGTAAAGCATTATGTATGTGAGAGAGAGATGCCAATATATGTTGCAAAAAATGTACTTAGAAGTAACCTAAGAGATAAGTCATGCTTTGAATTAAAATGGGAGAAATTCATTAAGTTAATTGGTGGTTATGCAACAAAGTAAATTTGACTCACTTGATAAGGTATTGATGGTAGTTGGTGGTGTTGTTATGTTGCTAATCTTCATTCATACTTGTGGGTCAAATGGTCAACTTACTATTGACTATCGTAATATGAAAGAAGAGGTACAGAATTATAAGGTGCAACACATGGCAGATTCAAGTAAGTTAATCAGTCAAGCGGTCAACTATCAAAGTAAAATTGATTCAAGGGATATGGCTATTAAGTTACTTGCTATTCGCAATCCTAAAGAGGTGGTCAAGATTCAATATAAGACTAAGGTAGAAACTAAAATACAACTTGCTGAACCTATCACGATTGATTCAAGTAAGTACATTAAGTTACCAGTTGAGTTCTCAGATTATAATGATTGGTATTCAATAGATGGTAAGATTGACTCATTAGGAGTGCTTGTAATCGACTCAATTGTGTCAAGTGGTACATTGACCTATTCGGTAGGAGATACTTTAAGAGATGGTCTATTTAATAGGTTACTGAGAAAGTCAGATAGTGTAGTTAGATTGCACATAGACAATCCTACTATGTCAATCACTAACCTATCTAATATCTATGTTAAGAAAGAGCCTAAGTGGTATCAATCCACTGCATTTAAGATTGGTGTAGGGGTGTTATTAGGTATTGGATTGAGTAGTCAAATAAGTAAGTAGGAAATTAGTAGGAAAAAATATAATTCCTACTAAACACAAAATCAGTATGTTGCGTAAGGTGAATAAAAATAATTGTGTTTATTTTGATTTAGGTATTGCAGATTCAAAATAAAGATATACATTTGTCAAACAATCAATCACTAATTAATTAATCAAACGCTATGAACACACAAACAACATTCGGTCAATTAACACAAGGAACGGTTATCAATTTTTATCGTTCAGTTACTGCAGACAATACTAACTTTGTAGTATTAAGACAATATCAAGATAGATTTGGACTTCATACAGAAGTATTAAACCTTGAAACATTTGAGAAAGATGAATTTCCACAACATAGAATAGTTGAAAATTCATGGTCAATCGTAAAAGCAAACTAACCAACTAAGGGAGGCTCAGGTCTCCCTATATTTTCATTTAATCAATCTCTAAATTTAATCACAATGAACAAGCAATTTCAAATCTCAATTGAGACCAACACAACATCTGAAGGTATCTCTTCACATCAACTTTTAAGAGATGCTAAAATGTGGGCTGACACCTACCTTACAACCAAAAAGTCAGGATACATAGAGTCTGAGAATCCTTCCATAGTAATTTGGGAAGGTGACTATATGGTTCAGTATATCCCATTTTTTTAATCCACTAAAATTTTAATTAATCAATCCTAAATTCGTGTAATATGAAAGCATCAACATTATTCAAACTTCAAGATAATAATACCTATTTCCATTACGACCATATCAATGGGTCAATGATTACCATCGTGAATGATGGGTGTTACAAAGGCATCTTTACAAGGTGTGATTCTAACTGCGCTATGATGGTTAGACAATACTTCAAAGAAGAGCATCACAACGTACCAATGGAGTATAGAGATTATCAGCCTATCTCAGTTGATGAATGGGTAACAGCCTATGATAAGGCATTAGCTAAGTTAGAAGAGACTGCTACCATTATGTTTAAATCACTTTAATTTTTAATCAATAAATCCAAATCAATTATGTTACCAACACTAAACGCTCCCATCGGTGGAGACTCAAACTACAGCAACAAGATTGCACCAGTAGGAATGCATCTTGCACGTATCTATCAAATCATTGACTTAGGAACTACAGAGCAAACTGGTCAATTTGGTGGTAAAAAAAGAAAGGTTCAAATCCTTTTTGAACTACCATTAGAAACTGCAATTTTTGACCCTGAGAAAGGTGAGCAACCTTTTTACGCTCGTAATATGTACACCTTATCAATGCATGAAAAGTCTACACTAAGAAAAGATGTTCACTCTATTGAGGGTAAGACATTGACTGAAGATGAGGCTAAGAAGTACAATGTATTTAGTTTAATTGGTCGTGAATGCATGGTCAACATCATTCACAAACAAAGTGGTGAAAAGACCTTTGCTAACATTCAAACCATTACACCACTACCTAAAGGAATGGTTTGTCCACCAGCTGTGAACCCACCACTTATATTCTCAACTCAACAACCTGATATGGTTGTATTTAGAACACTACCTGAGTTCGTACAAGATAAGATTAAATTAAGTGATGAATTTATAGCATACATGAATGCTGAAATGTCTGCTAACTACCCAGCTAATAAACCAGCACCAACACCACTACCTACATTCACTATTGAGAAAGGTGTTAATCCAAGTGATTTCGATTGGATGCAAGGTGACCAAGAAGACCCTACTAAATTACCATTTTAATTTAAAAAGGGGCAAAAAAGGGCGCACCCCCAATTTTGCCCCTAAATGCCCCAATCGAAAAAAGTAGGGAAAAACAATCAATTTTAAAAAACCTATCACTATGAAAGCAGAAATATTACTCAAGGTTGATTCACTCTATGAAGTCATCAACCATTCAACTACATTAAAGACTCAACAACTAATCAATGATGCACCATCTAAGGTAGAAGACAAACTATCTTATGACATTACTGAGCATACTATCAAATTAGCAAATGAAGTCCTTAAAACGATTGAATCAAGTCGTAAAACGATTACTGCACCATTGGATGCATACAAGAAGCAAATAATGGAAATTGAGAAAGAAGCAGTTGAGCCATTAAAAAAATACATTGAAACTGCTAAGGTCAAGATGTTAGATTATAACAATGAACTTGAAAGAATCCAACGTGAGGCAAATGAAAAGTTAAGAATTGAATCTGAGAAAGCATTAGAAGATGCACCATTTGATGTATTCAATACACTTGCTGGTTACTTTGTTGACCAAGCAGTTAGCATCAATACTGAGCAACCTAAGAATATAAGGGTGACTAAGAAAGCACGTATCAATGGTGAGGTGAATTGGTCAATGGTACTTAATGTCTTATTTGCTGCTGAAGTATTAGACTATCAAGAACTGCTCACACCACTTGCTAAAGCTATGGAAAAGTGCGGTGTGGTTAAGATTGATGGTATTGAAATTTACGACCATAAAACACAAGTAATACGATAAGTTATGGAAGCACCTTATGGAATAAGAACAGCAACATTATATCTTAATAGAGATGTTGACACCAAAACCGACATAATAAAACGATTAACTAAATCAAGAAATTACAAATCAAATATGGACACACAATTAAGCATTGAAGATAGAGTAATGTCAAATGGACATTCACCAAACTATTATTTCACTAAATCAAATCATTTTGAGATTATAGATATGTTTGAAAAGTATAGAATTAAATACAACTTAAATGAAAAACAATTTGCAAAACTTGCTGACTATTCAAGAAGTTGCTATATGCAAAAAGTAAAAGGTCAACATAGGTTTAGTAAAACATCATTTCATAGATTCTATAATGTTTGTGATAAATTAGAAAAGGGTGAAAATGATACATGGAATATACCATCTAAAGAACTGCATGATAAAATGGTAGAATTTAGTGTAGATAGTTGTATTAACTTTCTAAAGGCTACTGGTGAATATAAGATATGCAAACGTGAAATTACTACTAATTGGATTGAACTATGACACGTGACCAATTTGTTTACTACCCAGCGTTATCTTGCTCACGAATTAAGAAACATTATACTGGTGACATCAGCTATGCAAAGGTAGCATTAGAATTAGGTGTAAGCCTACACCATCAGTTGTTAGACCTTAGACCTGAAGATATGAACCTTGAAGCATTTAACGTACACAAGGCAATATCTAACCACCCAGTAGCTAAAAGAATAATGGAAGGTGCAATAAATGAATACCCACTAATCAAAGAGGTAAACATAGGTAGGCATACTATTGAAGCTAAAGGTATGTTTGACATCTACAATGAGAAACTTAATGTGATAGCAGACATCAAAACCACATCAGCAAAAACCTTAGATGTGTTTGCATCCGACATGGTTAAGCACTATAATCATATACAAGCAGTTTGGTATAGTCTTATTGCTGGAATCGACCCTAAGAACTTCTTTTACATTGGTGTAACTGCAAGGTCTAAAAAGACTAATAGTACATCGGATAGCATCTTAGTATATAGACATAGTGATAATGAGATTGCAGATGGGTATAAGTTAATCACTGGGTATCTTGACATCAACATTAATGAACTCAAATCACATTTTAATTCATCTTATAAATCATAACAATGAAAAATGAAACTGCAATTCAAATCATACTAAGATTACTTAGTTCACATGATAAGTTAAATAAAGAATGTCCTGAAGTTCTTGAAGTCATTGAAAGCTATTTAACTATTGAACAGATTCAAATTACATCTGCTTGGAATGATGGTTATTTGTTAGGTGTAAATGGCTTTATACTTGAGAATTATAGCACTGGTAAAGGGTACTATGAACAATTATACAAGGTGACCAATGAAGACTGAACTAATAGAACACATTGAATACTTAACTGGTAAGTCAATCAAGTTCAAAGAGATTGAAGATAGGTATTCAATTGGTGTTAAGAGATGGTTTCTTTGTGGTGGTGACCTACCATCAACTGACATAGCTAAGTACCTTGACATCAACCACAATAAGTTAACTCTACTGATTCAGAAACAGATGTCTAAGGTTACTGGTGTAAAGTTAAAAGATGAAGCACCTAAGATTGAAGTGATGTATACACCATCTTCATTAGAAAGGCTCTATCCTAAGTCATATCGTTATGAGTGGCTACCAGTATATGAACTCAACTACTATCTTTACCTTGCAAACAATTCAAGAAGTCAATTAATACACAACTATAAACTATTCTTAAATGAGTCACGAAGTAGAGATTTACAAAGTCATAGCAAAGTATCTAAGCATCAAACACCCAAAGGTAATATTCAGATTTGACTTTGCTGCTGGTATGTATCTAAGTCCTTATATGGCTACTAAGCATAGGTCACAGAATCCAATCAAAGGGTATCCTGACTTATTCATTGCCTTACCACGTGGTAACTTTGCTGGTCTATTCATTGAGATTAAAACAGAGAAAGCTAACCCATTTAAAAAGGATGGTACATTGAAAGCTAATGAGCATACTGAACGTCAAGCAGAAGTATTAAAAGCATTGAATGAGGTAGGTTATGCTGCATTGTTTTCTACTGGTGTAGATGAAACTATTAAAGTAATTGAATCATACATAAATCAAGAATAATGGAAATTAAAGAAAATGTAAACAAAATAATGGTTGAAATAACTCTTATAGAAAAAGATATAAGAAGTATTAAACTTTGGGAAAAACTTGTAAAAGAACTTGATGTATTAAAAGACAATAACTATACAGCAAGAATACTTTTTGATTATATAGAAAAGCATTATGGAATTTAAAGAAATTAAAGACAAAGAAAAATACTTAAAAAAAAACTATCCATTTCATGGTGTACCAAAACTTACTGAGATAAAGCATTGTATTCATTGTGGTCAAAACTTTTTAGTAGGAGATTATAAAGTACATCTTGAGTATAATTCTTTTGCAAAGAAAAAAATAGAATACATTGTTTGTCCTTATGCACCTGATTGTAGTGGTAGTGTAATTGATTGGTTTACTTTAGAAGATGAAGATTTAGATATTGAATAAT